ATACTCTTTAAATTTATCTAAGAACACTGCAAATCTATGAAAAGCAGGATGTAAATCAGGAAAATGGCTCATATCTTCTATTAGATAGTAGTCACATCCCATTCTTTTGGCCCATTCTTTACAATTTTGATTAGAATGAGAGTATAAGTCACCACACCAATCAAATGTGTTAGGTTTACGATGGTCTACTTCTTTAAAACCATCTGGTTTAATGTTTACTTGTAATAATAATGTCTTCATTGGTAGTTGTTTAGTCTATATAAACCAATGCGCACAGGCTGTTTTGTCAATATCGTAACCTCCTATATTTCTATATGTCTAGCACTAAGCTAGATAAATATTAATCTTTAAAAAAACATTTTACAGATGACAGTAAACGACGCAATTACGAAGTTAAGAGTTATGCTTGGCGCTTCAACGGAAACTGTAGTTAAAATGGAAGAAGAAGAAGTAAAAGAAACTATCGAAGTAAAAGCTGCTGAAGCTACTCTAGTCGATGGTACTGAAGTGTACACTGAAGGTGAATTACAAGATGGAGCAATCCTTTTCGTAAGAGCTGGTGAAGGTGCATCTGAAGATCCTTTCGCTCCTGCTGGAATCCACGAAACTACGGATGGACTTTTGATTACTGTAGGTGAAAATGGTGAGATCTCTCAAATCGAAGATAAATCTCCTGAAACAGAAGCTTCTGAAGAAAAGAAAGAAGAAGTTGAAATGGAAGAAGAAATTATCGAAGAGAAGAAAGAGATTAAGGAATTTGATGCTGACGCTTTATTAGAAGGCGTTGCTTCATTACTTAAGCCATACACTGAAGAAATCAAAGAACTTAAAGAAGAGCTATCAGTTCTTACTTCAAGATTTAATGACGTAGCTGATGAACCAGCTGCAAAAAAGGTTCGCAACACCTTCTCAGAAGAGGCACAAAACAGAGCTACTACAGCTGAAGCAAGATTTGAAAGACTTGTATCATTAAGAAAGAGTAGAAAATAAACCAAACAATTAAAAACAAAAACAAATTATTATGGCATTTGATTTAACAGCACTGTCGGTTTATACCGACGAAACTAGCCAAGATTTAATTGCAAAGGCAGTATTAGAAACTGACTTAATGTCTTATGTAGACTTAAGATCAGGACTTTCTGCTGGAACTGTAGCACTAAATCTTATGAGCGGCGACTTAAACGTTGCAGACCTTGCATGTGGGTGGAATCCTTCAGGCGATGTAGATTTTTCTCAAGTAGATATTACTATTAGAGACAAACAAGTAAAAATGGACTTATGTCCAGAAGACCTTAGACAATACTGGTTAAGCCAGAGAATGTCTGCGGCAGCAAACCAAGAATCAGTACCTTTCGAGGAAGTAATCGCTGAGTACTACGTAAAGAGAATCTCTAAGTACAACGAAGCTTACTTAATTGACGGTGACGGAACTGGAACTGGTATTAAAGACCAAGTAACTGGCGCTAACGGAGCGACTGTATCTGCTAACCCAGCTGCATTCACTTTAGCTAACGCAGTAGAGCAAGCTTTAAATATCTTTGATGCAGTTAATGAAGCATCTAAAGATAGAGATGATTTAATTATGATCATGTCTCCAGCTAACTTTAACACGTTACGTAGAGCTTTAGTTGCACAAAACTATTACCACTATGACCAAGGAGACGGTAGATCTTTCGAATTACCAGGTGCTAACATCACAGTAGTTAAAACTTCAGGTTTAACTGGTTCTGATTACGTAGCAGCAGGTCCTTCTTCAATGATTGTAGCAGGTACAGGTTTAGAAGATGACATGTCAACAGTACAATTCTTCTTTGACAAAGGTCAAGATGTAGTGAAATTCATCGCTAAGTGGAGACTTGGTGTTGCAGTATCACAAGTAGATCAATTCGGTACTAACGGATTAGCATAATTCAATAACCAGAGTCATTCAGGTGACTCTGGTTTAATTAACTAAAAAAACAAATATAAAACTATGGCTTGTAGCAATTTAACAGCAGGATTTACTTTAGACTGTAACGACTCTAATGGTGGTATAGAATCAATCTTTATCGCTAATGGACCAGTTGAATCTATTACTGAATCCGCAGGACTTATTTCAGCAATTACTGTTGGAGGTTCAGCTCTTACGCCTAGTGACTTTTTTGAATTTTCAGTTCCAAGACAAACTAGTTCAGCAACCGAAACGATTAACGTATCTCAAGAGAATGGTACAGTATTTTACGACCAAGCTCTTACAATGATATTCAACAAAATGGAAGCAGCAAAGAGAGATCAGATTTTACTGATGGCTCAAGCTACTAATATGGTAGTTGTATTCAAAGACAATAACAACAAGTATTTCTCTGTTGGTATTGAAAGAGGTGCATTCATGACTGCAGGAAGTTCTTTAAGTGGAACGGCTTACGGTGATCGTAACGGATACGAATTAACTATCTCTGGAATGGAAGAAAATCCAATGTTCGAAGTTACAGGTAGTATAGTGGAAGCATAAAATCCACATTCAATCAATATAAAAGGGTAGCAGAAATGTTACCCTTTTTTTATATCAATCTTTTAGGTGAGTATGGTGCTAGTTTAGATTTAGTCATAGGCCATTTACGTTCACTAACCCAATAGCCTTCTTCGTTTAATTGACCGTACTTATAGACAACACCATCTATAGTAATTTCTGGTTTATAGTGTGCAAGTGTATTAGTGCGCTCTTTATCCCTTTTAAAGTCAAATAGCTCTCCTTCTAATAGGTATTTAATATCTACTTGTATACCTAAGTTAAAACCAATCATAATACATCCGTCGAGTAATCCAAACACTCTGTGTTGAACTTTAGGACCTATGATAGTTAAATCTATATCATTGGCGGTAGAGTCTCCTAGAATGCTTCCATGTGTCCACAGTTGAAAGCCATCCCAATTGAATTTTTTAATCTCTTGTAAATAAATTTCAACAATAGGATCTTGCAATCCGTCTAGCTCACGCATTACTTTACATTCATATGCACCATATATTACATGTTTTAACATACTCTATTTATCTCCATTACAACTGATGATGTTTTTATATTTCTATATAGAAAAACACTGTAAGTAATATGACATCATACGTTAATCAATACATCGCGGGTTCTATAGAAATGTTTTCCAATAAAGAGACAAACTTCTTAGAAGGTAATTACACTTGGTACAGATCTTTAAACACACAAAAGTGGTTAGGTCCATTTCCTTCTATAGGTCTCGTATATAAGAATAAAAGATTTACTAGATGGTTTGTTGATACTAGTAGTATTCCAAACTTTTCTGATCAACATAGAAACGGTTTCTATCAATATTGTACAACACCACCCTTTCAAGGTATAACTGAACCAACAGTTGGTATAGAAAATCAAGGTCTTATTAAGTTAATATTTGATCCAGGAGGTGACACTAACGCAGTAGAGTATGTCTCAAATAATGAACAAAGAGAGTCAGATACATACTTTAGACCAAATTATTAAGAAGTAATATGAGAAACACAAACCCAGAAGGATTATACAGTATTAGAGGTAGCAAGTTTGAAGCACTAGATTTACCAGTAATCCAAGAACAAAGAGGAAAGGACTATATCAAATTCGGTAAAGACAACCTATTTCCACAAACATTAATTAGTTTATATGATAGTTCAGCAATGAACCACACTTGTATAGATGCTATTAAAGATGGTATCTTCGGTGAAGGTATTACTGAATATGGTGGTGAGTATATTAACACTGATGGTGAAACAATCGATAATATCTTTGAAAAGATTGCATTAGATTACACACTATTTGGTGGTTATTCACTTAACCTTATATGGAATAAAGAAGGTAATAGAATCGCAGAGATCTATCACTTACCATTTGCAAACGTAAGATCAGGTAAACCAGACGAAGAAGATAAGGTACATTCTTATTACTACTCATCTGACTGGTCACAAATAAGAAAATATAAGCCAGTTGAATATAAATGCTTTGATGTCACAGATACGAAAAAAGATTCTGCAAGTCAGATCTATTATTGTAAAAACTATAACCCAGGACAAGAAATCTATCCACTGCCTGCTTATATCGGTGGTGTTAATGATATTCAGCTTGATGCGAGAGTGTCAAGGTTCCACAATGCAAACATCTCAAATGGACTTGCTCCATCAATGTTCGTACAGTTTAGAAACGGCATACCTAGCCCAGAAGAAAGAAGAGACATCTACAACGAAATAGAAGATACATTTAGTGGAGAAGAGAATGCAGGTAGATTCTTTTTAGCTTTCTCTGAACCAGGTAAAGAATTAGAAGTTACACCTATTGAGAATGCGAATGATGATTATTACATAACTCTAGAGCAAAGGATCACGTCTAGAATCCTAACTGCACACCGTATTACTTCACCTCTCCTTCTTGGAATTAAAGATGGTGCAGGATTTAGCTCAAACGCAGATGAAATCATCACTTCGTATTCTCATTTTATGAATACGGTAATTAGACCAAAGCAATCTAAAGTAATAGATACTTATGGTTACATACTTGGTTTAGCTGGATATAATGTAAGAATTGAAGTAGAGCCTGTACCGATGATTATTGGAACAGACTCAACAGATCCAGCAATGGAAGAAGACATAACAAATATAGCAAACGAATAATATGGCCCAAACAGCACTACTAGTCTCAGAACAAAGACTTAAACAATGGACTCAATTAGACGATAATGTTCGTATAAATGAGATTACACCTTTTATTTTACAAGCACAGGATATTTACTTACAAGATAGCTTAGGTACTAAATTCTATACAAGAATTAAGAATGGTATTATAGCTGATGATCTTACGGTAAATGAAAAACTATTACTTAATGACTACATAGCACCGACTCTGATGCAGTATGCTCTTTATCTAATGTTACCTAGTATAAAATATAAAGTAGCTAACCAGGGTATCTTAAATGGTACCTCAGAAGAGACTTCACCTACTACATTAGATGAATTAAAATATCTAAGACAATCAACACTAGATACTGCAGAATTCTACAATAAAAGACTTATTGAATTCTTTCAGGATAATCCTTCAATGTTCCCTGATTACACAAGTCCTGGAACTGATGGAATGATGCCAAACAAAAGAAATCCATATTTTAGTGGATTAGTAGTACCTAGAAACAATTTAACATATTATGAAGAACAATACGGCGACTGCTCGGACTGTGGGCCTTCCACAACAATCCAAGGCAACCCTTAAAAACATAAGTAAATTACAAACATATTTCAGTAAAGATGGGAAAAGTAGACAAACTTCTAAAAAGTTGGGTAAGTAAAAAACTATTTGTTTTCGTAATAGCAACAGCTCTTGCAATCTTTGGTGACTTAACTTCATCAGATTGGGTTATTATTGCAACTACATACATCGGTACACAAGGAGTTATCGATGCAGTTAGTAAGCTAAAGGGAAACAACAACATATAAAATTATATTTCTTAGTATATGGATATTAAATCAGTAACTAAAGACTATGTAGAATGTGCCTCAAATGGTAACGTTACAGTACCAAACAACGGAAGTTGGATTAGTGCTTACGCTATCTATTTAGGTGCTACTACTATTGTCAATGGTTCATGGCTTCAAACGCTATGTTACCAATTAGGTATAACAACACCAGTAAATAGCTCATGGGTTATTGCTCTAGCTAATTATTATGGAGTATCACAGCCAGTTAATGGTTCTTGGTGGTATGGAATTGCTGATGAAGCTTGTAATGGTGTTACATTAGCACCACTTGCTAACTTTAGTGGATCACCTCTTTCAATAGAGCAAGGAGATATAGTTGATTTTACTGACTTATCTACAGTTCCAGCTGGAGGTTCAGCTATTAGTAGTTGGGCATGGACATTTACAGACGGTACACCGAGTACATCTATCTTACAAAATCCTACAGGTATTCAATATAATACTGCTGGACAATTTGCAGTTAGTCTATCTGCTACAAACGCAGAAGGTACAGGTACTAAAACAGTACCTAATTATATAACAGTTCTCGCAGCTTTGGTATGGAATACTGTTGATGTCGATTGGAACTTAGAAGAAGGAAATTGGGCAACAGATACAATAGCACCAGCTGCTCCAGTGTGGTCTTCATTTACAACTACTAATGATCCACAACCAAATGTAAATGGTACAGCAGAAGCTAACAGTACAATCACATTTGTAATTAATGCAGTAACTTATACTACTACAACTAATGGAGCTGGTAACTGGACTATTAATATTAACCAAGATCTTCCAG